TATCTTGCTATTATATTCTTTATGCGCTTTATCAACTTTATTTATGTATTTAACTATATAATTGATTGTCTTCCCACTCACATAATCTCCAACCCATATCTTTCCATATTTCCACTTCTCTTCGATCACTGCATTCGTCTCGTCTGTCCACAATAAACCGTGCATATGCACTCTCTCTGTATTCTGACTCCCTAATTCTGTAACTAACCAATGTCTTATCGTTTTTTTATATTGCTTTCTCCATCTTTCTGTAAATCTTCTAACTGCTAATCTGCATATTTCATTGTCTCTATCATATCCACTCAATCCTTCAATTTCATTATCCAACTTCTGCAATTCTCTTTCACTAAACGTGAACGTCACAAACTTCGCATTCTTATTTACTCTTATGTCTTCTTGTAATCTAACTTGCCATTGTCTTGACTTCTGTTTCCTACATTCCATACACTTTCCACAACCAACGGGCACACTCAGTACCCGTTTGTCCTTCACCTCTGGTATTACCCCTCCATTCTTTTTATTCGGTATATACTTTCGGTTTCTTATTAACTTCGGATATAAACACACATCCTACCTATATTGATAACTATGTGTTGTCCTTTCTGTTGAGGCTCCAATATAACTTGATGCCGCACTCGATACTCCTCCAATTATTGTTGTTACTATTCTTGTCATACTATCTATCATTATTCTTTTCTTTTCAACTTCTAATTTCATCGGTTCCATTGCTTCTATTACTTTAGCTCTAATCATATCAGCATCCGCCTTCTTTAACACTGCATCTATACTTAATCCTTCTAACTCTAATCTATTATATGCTATATCTAATTTTTCCCATACTTCTTGCTCCTGTGCATCTGTCAACTTCACTTTCGATTTCAGTAAATTACTATTTTCTACTGCCGTTAACGCTTTACCCATTTGCATCTTCAATAAGTCTCCCCATTGCTCATCTGTTAAATCAAATTGTTGTTTCAAATTCTCTGTTTTTTGTCCAATATTTTTCAAGAACGCATCTATTTCATCTTGTTTATTCGCATTTACTATCTCTTGATATTCTTTCTGCATTTTTATATAATCTTTACTTTCTTTCATATTAGCAATTCTTTGTTCTGCCTCTTTCGTATCAACTCCTCCTATTTTTTCTGTATTTGCTTCTTTTAATTCTGTATCTGTATTTATATTATCTGTCTGTGCTTTTAGCAACGCTAAATTCGCCATATCCATCGGGTGCATCTGCACCGCATTTCCACCACTTGACGCATTTCCACCGCCTTGACTTCCCGCGGTTGTTCCTCCGCCACCGCCCATGCCATACATTAACGCCGGGTTTAATCCCGCTTTTTCCATTTGAGCCACCTGTGCTCCATAATTCGTCTTATTCCACATATCCATTTGCAATTGATGTCCTTGTCTATTCAACTGCTGTTGATTTTGATGAGATATTCCCATCATTTCCTTATTTCTCTTGTGTTGCTTACCTGCTCCAAACATATTTGAAGCTCCTTGCAACATTCCTATTCCTACTGTTTGTCCTGCTGTTAAACTCATAATTTTATATTTTTTCGCGCTTTTTTAAAGCGATTATTTTCCCTTGATATATAAGAACAGATGCGTACCGTCCCTGTTACTAATTGGGGGGACACTCATTAATCCCCCCTCTTACTAATTAGCTTTTCTTCCGCCTTCTGTTGACTTCGCTTCGCTAACATTATCCCCTTTTAGATCGACTACTTTAGTCTCTGATTTAGACTCTTCTTTGGGCTTACTCACTTTCCCTTTTGCATCTCTCTTGGCTTGGATACTTCCAGACACCTTGTCCATTGCTTCTGTTGCTACTTCCCATCTATCTGTTCTAATATTATACGCACTTACCACACCGTCTTTTCTTTCTGTGAATATACTCGGTGCTCCATCCGTAATGGGCTCTTTATTACTAACTACTCTCTCAATCTTATGCTCAATTGGTTCACCTTCAACCACTTCTACACTTTTTAACTGACTTTTTCTATACTTTGCTTTATACTTCGCTCTACTCATTTTCTTTATTTTTAACTTTATTATACATTGTTATTGGGGGCGTTTCCACCCCCTCTAACTCAAACTAACTAACTATTCACTATAAGTTCGGTATTACTTTTGCCGACATTTTTCTCCTAGCTGTAATCTTATTACTAATCTGCACCCAGAAATTTTGACTATCTCTACTTGTTTGTGCAAATATCTGATTATACTTACTTGGATCTACATACGTTGTTAAATCATCAATTCCTGTTGTCCCTTGCTCATATCTTCTATTCAATGTCATAAACATCTCATTTCCTTTAACTGCAAAGTTTCCACGACACTGATTCACATTTGTCATATAATTTATCCATGCTGGTTGTTTTCCTGCCGTTCCATAAACTACATTTCCTGTTTCATTTACCGTTGTATCAAACCATGCCATCTGATCTGTTATTAAATCCTGGAACCCTATTTCATCTAACGCAGGTTTGTGTAAATCATTCATCGTCTTTAAGTTTACATCCCACTTATTTCCTTGACTATAATCAATCCTTGGTGTTATACTCACTATACCTAATATATAACTAGGCTCACTTACTTTAATTTTTACTCTTCCACCTTTGTTCTTACCTGTTAATCTTCCACGCCCTGCTAATGTTCCCATAGGCTGATCGCTTCCACTTTCTACATCTAATACATCTGTTGTTGATACTACTTCCTCAAACGCTAGTTCCTTTATTAAACTTCCATGATATATCGGATTCTCTACACTTTTTGATCTTTCATGCGTATATACTGCATCTAACCAATCATCATAACTTCCACCGCTAATCGCTATTCTATTCAACATATTATACACCTTATTCGCTAAGTTTAACGCATCAATCGTAAACTCATTTCCTGCTGTACTTACTGCTGTTACTTCATTCACTCCATTTGTTCCATCTATCCATTCTGTACTTATCCAATTATTAAATAAATCTGACTGATATGTTTTAATCCCTAATCCTTCTTGACTACTTAATTTTGCTTCATTGCTTACTTCACCTGTACTACTAGTATATGTATATGATAACCCTAATCCATATGGTGCTCTTGATCCATTATCTATTTGAAATGCTGTTGTATCTCTTACTGCTTCCAAAATATCCATCCTCATATCATCAATATTATCTAACGCAAACTCTTTTAATTGTGGCTCACCTTGTCCTTCTTCTTCAACATTCTCTATTGTTGTCTGTGCTATTTGCCATGATTGTCCGCTTGCTCTTACTCCTGTATAATCTCTACAGTATGTTACTTGTGTTCCTTCATCATTATCAAACTCTGTATATATTTCATTAAATAACTCTGTTACTGCTGTACTTACTCCTCCAAAGCTTACTAATAACTTTTCATAATCTGGACTTCCATATTCATTCAACGCATTATTCCATTTTGTTTTTACTTCTAATACTACATCTCCCGTTACATCTGTATCTACTGTCGTTACTGCTGTCGGGTGTATATCATACTTTCCTTCTTCAGTTCCTATTTCTTTATACGTATATAATTCTGCTTGTAATATTTTGAAATCATTTTCTGGATTCGCCGCATGTATTACGAATCCTCTTTCTTCTTGCTTATTCGCATAATAATTTTTATACACATCCCAATATCCTAAATAGGGTATCGCATTGAAATACCTTCTATTATATGTTCCACTGCTATTTCTTCCTAGTCCTCTTATATTTAAATAACTATATATACTACTACTATTTACTTGTGCATTATCACCTTCTCTTATTTTATTTGATGACATTTCTATTTGTGGTAACAATACCTCACTCATATCCATCCCAATATTTAGCATATTCATATGCAATTTTCCATTATATAATCTTATTGGACATTCAAATACATCTAACTGTACTTTATAACTTCCAAATAACGGTCCTAACGTTGGTAACGTTTTTACATCACAGTCTAAATCTATATCGAAACTATCTCCCGGTAATCCTACTTCTGACATAAATGGCACTAATGTACCACTCGCCATTGACGATCTCCATATATACCCTAGATCATGCGTACTTCTTTCGTAATTTCTTAAGCTTATTTCTTGCTTATTTCCGGAGCCTAATCTATCTCCTCCTAACTCTGTTTTCATACTTTTTCTTGTTTTATTTTATTTTTAACTTCATCTAATATCATCACAATCTGTATTACTCTATTCCATGTGATTTTCTTTAATTCTTTCGCAATTTCCTTGGCATTATTCGATTTTTCTGTTAATCTATAATTCCCCATCACCCCGAAACTATATCCATCCTGAGTTATTACCTCAAACGGACTATCTTTTATTTGTACTCTCTTTATTAATTCTTCATTCGAAGATTCTTCTTTGCTTTTGCTTACATTCGGTTGTAATTGTTTTACTAATGTTTCTTTCATTTCTTAAATATTTAGTTGTTGATTTTAATTTTACGTACTCGCCATTTTCTAGGCGTCTTTTTAATATTATTTCACCAGTATCTCTATCTACATACAGACTTTCTGTTTTCCATATTGGATTCAATAATTCTCTTTCTTGTTTTCTGCTATTTCTAAGATGCTTATAGCAATTTTCGTTGTATCCCATGAGTATTTTTTAAGGTTATTAACATTTTTCGTGTTTTACCTCTATACTCTGTACAATTTGTCTTATAATTTATACTATGTATACTACAGGCATTTGCTAACACGCTTTTAACAAACTTACGACATATTTCTGTAAACATTGTTAATTATTTTCATTTTTTTTTTAATCGGCTCTTAACTGTCTAATAAACAACTTTTAAGCTCATGATTTCATTAAATCATGAAGGCATACTCTACGTTCATCTTCATCAGCTTGGCCATATAATTTTTCTATTCTTTCCATCTTTTTTAAGTTCCTACGCTCATTTTCATACCGCCTTAATTCCCAATTTATGCTATCATCTCCATATCCCAAACGCTTACTTTTTTGTCTTTTAACTTCCAGTAGTTTATAATATTCTTCTTCTCCTTTACTTATATCTACTTTTACCCCATCCACATACCTTACCTCTTCATCTAACTTCTGTAACCATAGAAGCTCTTTTTCTTCATCACTATATATTTTATTTCTGTAATAGATCGGTAGTGCTAACTCGATCCCTTGTCTTGTCTTATACGTGTCAATCGTCTTTTCGTCATTATACGCATTACGCTCAATATCTTTTCTTTGCATATAATTCCCACCAATTCCCTTACTAGTAAATATCTTGCTATTATATTCTTTATGCGCTTTATCAACTTTATTTATGTATTTAACTATATAATTGATTGTCTTC